GCCGAGCATCGGCGAGGCCGCGAACTACCTCGCTCACGACCGGCCGGAGGACCCGGACGCGGAAGGTTCGAGCGTCCACGACCTTGAGTTCCACCTGCAGCACGTCAACCCCCGCCACATCGACTTTGCGCACCGCAGCGGTGGCGACGGCCGCGTCGAGAGCGCCAGCCGGGGCTACGCCGAGAACCCGGAGAAGGTGCCGCCGCTGGTGCTGGTACACCGTCACGGCGTCTACCAGGTTGCCGACGGCCACCATCGCGCTCAGGCCGCGTACGAGCGGCGCATGGACTCGGTGCCCGCCTACGTCGCACACTCGCCGCACCCGCGCACTCCGTTCAGTGACGGAGCCAAGGCCCCGTACCACGGCGCCGAGCCCGCGCCGCGCCAGCGCACGACCAAGTCCCGCACGCGAATCCAGGCTCCCGCCCCGGCCGCGCCGCAGTGGGAGCAGCAGAAGCTGTTCGGCAGCCGCCGTACCGCCTCTCTGCAGGCGACGGCCGCGCCGAAGAAGCCCGCCGCGTCCACGGCGGCCGAGCCCGAGCTGGATGAGTACGGCACGCCGAAGCCGAAGCGCGGCCAGCCGTACGAGCCCGCCGGTGAGCACCCCTGGTACAAGCAGGTCCCGCTGCACCACGACCACGTCGTCCACCACTGGGACCAGGCCACCCCAGAGGAGAAGGACTCGGGCATGCGCTGGTACTCGGACGCGCATCACGTCGCTAAGGCCATCGCCAAGCTGCACCCGGGCATCACGTCCGACGAGGAGGCCGCGCACAAGGGCGCCGGTGTCCTGTCGGCGTACAGCCCGCGCACCAACTGGCCGATGAACATGTTCAACGCGGCCCACTCCTTCCGCCGGGGCGCGGCCGTCCGGCCGCTCAAGGACGACCCGGACAAGCCCGCTCACACCGTCACCATGGGCATGCACGCCGACAAGGCGCAGCGCATCATGGACGGCGAGCACCACCAGCCGGTCCTGAAGGCTCCGAAGACCCAGGACTTCGCCCACCTCATCGAGCACGGCGGGTACGAGCCTCAGACCGACGAGGAGAAGGCGTCCGGTGCCGAACCCAGGCTGAGCGGCCGGGTGGTGGTGGACCGTCATGCCCTGTCCGTGGCGGCCGGGCGCCGGATCACCGACGTCGAGAACGATGCCCACCAGGGGTTCCCGGGCGCGGCCAGCGGCAAGCATGCGCGGCACTACTACGAGCACGCCGCCAACACCTACCGCAACGCGGCTGCTGCCATCTCTCAGAAGGAGGGCAAGCCGGTCGCTGCGCACCAGGTGCAGGCCGTGACCTGGCTGGTGCGCCAGCGTCTCAACACCGGCGAGGACCAGGCCAACGCGAACGCGAACGCCAAGAACCTGGGGTCGGGGCGCAACAAGGCCGAGGAGAACATCAAGGGCCACTGGAAGGACTTCGCGGGCCAGCACACGCCGGAGCTGAAGGAGCAGGGCAACTCCCACGTCTCCAAGCTGCTGGCGGACGCTGACGACATCGAGGAGGACGGATCAATCCGGGTCCGTGCCTACGGGGAGATCAAGGCCCCTGCCGACGTCGACACGCTCCGCGAGGAGAACTGCCCGGTCTGCGGGGACAAGGACACGTTCGACGGCATCCAGTGCCAGATCTGCGGGTTCATCAACCCGCCGGAGCAGTTCCGTGACCCGGACCTGGACAAGGCCAAGCAGCTCGACCTGCGCAAGCAGATCGTCGACCCCTCGCTGATCGACAACAACGGCGAGCTGCAGCGGGTCAACGACGACGGCACCGGCATGCCGCAGCAGGACGGCGAGCAGCCCGGCGAGGAGCAGCAGCTGGGCCCGGACGGCCAGCCGCTGGACGAGGGCGACCCGCAGATGGTCGACCCCGAGCAGCTCGACGAGAACGGCCTGCCGCCGTCCCCGTTCGGCGACCAGGCGCTCGACGGCACCCAGCAGTCGGGCCCGGCCGTCTCTGACCGCAACGGCGACGGCATGATCCAGCCGGACGAGATCGACCCGGACGGCAACGTCAACGCCCAGCCGCAGATGATCGACCCGGGCCAGGGAGGCCAGGTCGGTCCGCGTGATCTGCCCGGCTGGGGCAAGGACCACACGGGCCTGCCGTTCTGGCCGGGGCCGGACATGCCCGACCATCCCGGTGAGCCCGACACCCCGGACGACAAGCTCGGCCAGGGCGACGACGATGCGGCCCCGCACGGCCGGATGCCTACGCCGATGGTCGGCCAGCCCGGCGACGGTGTCCCGGACCTGTTCTGCCCGTCCTGCGGGTTCGGTTCGGACGCCACGGCGCCGCAGACCCAGGACATGGGCAACCCCGGCGGCGCGGGCGACGGAATCGTCTCCGGCGACGTCTGCCCGAGCTGCCAGCGGTCCCAGCTCCTGACCCCGGGCGAGATCAACTCGAACTTCTCGAAGGCGCCTGCTGTCGAGCACACCCCGTGGAGCTGAAGCAGTGAAGACGCCCACGGCCGCCGCCGTGAGCCCGCCTCAGAAGGAGTCCCAGTATGAGCCGACCGCTCATGGCAGCACTGCAGGCCCAGCAGCTCGTCGTCGATGACCAGCGCAAGCGGCTGGCCGTGCAGGCTGCTCAGATCGCCGTCCAGGGTCAGCAGATCGCGCTGATCGCCCGACTGGCCGGTGTCACCGACGAAGTCGCGGCCCTGGCCGGGCCGGTGACCAAGACGGCCGACATCGCCAACCCGGCCCAGCCGTTCCCTGACGGGCCGGAGCAGGCTGCGTCGGAGTCGACCGAGCAGGCCGCGACCCCCGAGACCAACGACGACGTGAGGAGCCCGGGTCAGACCGGCAACTCCACCTCCGGTGTTCCGGCCGCAGCGACCGACACTGCGCTCACCCCGGGCGGCACGCTCCCGGCCGAGCCGTACGGGAACCTGCAGGACGTCACCTCGCCGGTCTCCGGTGTCAACACCGGTCAGATCCCGCTGGACTCGACCCGTATCGAGTCCGACGTCCGCGTCGGCGACGCGGCCAACTGGGACACCGCGTTCCCCTGGACCATCAGCCCGAACGAGTCCAACAAGAACCCGGTGGGCACCGGCGAGATGGCCGGTTCCAGCGGAGGCCCGTCGCGTACGCACGCGTGCCTGCGGCTGGCACGTCTGCAGATCCAGGCCGGTATCGCCTCTGGTGACGACCTCACCGTGTCCGCACGCCTGGAGGCTGACCCCAGCTTCACCGACGAGCTGATCAACCGTGAGATCGGCACCCTGGACCGCGTCATGAAGGCTGCGTCCGCCCGTACCGCGCCGTCCGGCGCCCGTGTGGCGGCCCGCAGCGCGGAGCGTGTGGCGCCGTCCCTGGTGGCCCAGGCGACGGCCTCGGCGGCCCCTGTCGGCAGTGACGAGAGCCTTTCTGACCTGTTCGAGTAACCCGCTGAATGCGAAGGGCCCGACGGCTTTCGTCGGGCCCTTTTGCATGTCTCCAGAAATTCCTTCCGGTTGGGCACTGTCTCACCCCCTATTGCCCGCGCCTAGAGGGTGAAGACGGCCTGCCGGTCCCGGCGGCCAGCCGAGACCCACTGGAGGGCGGAACACATGATCCGCGTGCGGGCAAACCTGGCCCACATCAAGCGCACTCTGCGCCCGCTTTACGCCTGGACCCAGGCAACCCCCGCGTCTGTGTTCCTGGACCCGGCGTGGGACCGCAGCATCCCGATCTACCCCGGCATGGTGCTGTCGCAGACGGCCGGAGAGACCGTCAGCCTCATCGGCGCCTCCGGCATCCCGTACGGCCTCGCCGGTGACTACGTCGGCGGCGACGGCTTCGACCCGCTGCTGGACGTCGGCGTCAACGCCACCTCCGTCTGGATCCTCGGCTCGGACGCGCAGTTCGAGGTCCTGGCCCCGGCGTTCGACGACACCCAGGCGTGGACCGAGCCCACCGCGACCACCGAGAAGCTCGTCTACGCGATCACCGCCGGTACCGGCCGAGGCAAGCTCGCGCTCGCCACGAACGGCGCTGTCGCAACCGCCATCTCGACGATCGCGGTCGGCCGCCTGCTCAAGGTCAACTCCCCGTCCAAGATCACCATCGGCGGCCTGCGCTAACGCGCCTGAGCCGAGCGAGAGGACTCAACTCACCATGACCGCAGCGCCCGCCGCCACGGGACACGTCCGCACCGCGAAGAAGTCGGACGACTACGTCGCCGAGATCCTCGCCCGGCGTGAGTCGCGTGGCAATCAGCCGCTCTCCTTCGAGGCCAAGCGCCAGCGCCTCCAGGCCGTCGCCTCCGACTCCGTCAATGGCATCAAGCGCCTTGGCGTGGGCATGATCGGCCCCATCCAGCTCAAGCTGCGCTACCAGGGCATCACGCGCAACGTCCTCGTCGAGGACCCGTGCACCCCTGGTACGCCGGTCGAGTACGACGTCTGGGATGACCTCGGACAGGCGTACATCATGTCCGGCACGGACGGCGAAGTCCGGATCACGCCCTTCGAGGGCAAGCGCATCCAGGTGCGCTTCTTCCGCATCGCGAGCCGCCCGGCGATCCGCAAGGAAGACCTGCTCTACCTGCGCATCAACGCAGTCGAGCAGGCCCAGGACGAGACCAAGCAGGCCATCCTCAAGCAGGAGGACAGCAGGCTCGTCACCATCCTGCAGGCCGCGATCTCCGACTACGCGGGCCGGAGCGACCACACGGTCACCCCGAACCACGTCATCAACGAGGCGTCGGGCTACCTGACCCCGGGCTCGCTGTACTCGGCCGTCTCCATGACGGACATGCACGAGCTGCAGTCCAGCCGGATCCTGATCAACCCGATGGACTACCGGGACATGTACCGGTGGGACATCAATCAAACCGGTTGGGCGTTCAAGGACAGGGTCGTCGCGGGTGAGACCATCACCTCGTTCGGCGAGTTCCAGATCCAGCGCTCGATCGTCATCCCGCAGGGGCAGACGTTCCTCACGCCGGACCCCCAGTTCCTGGGCGTTTTCCCGGTTTTGTACAGCTTGGATGTCGAGGAAAACCACCGGGTCGAGAGCTTCTGGAAGGGCTGGGTGTTCGACGAGATGGTGTCGATGCTCATCCTGAACCCGCGCGGTCTGGCCAAGATCGTCAAGAGCTGACCGGACGCGGTACGCTCACAGAAGGCCCCCTCCATGTCGACTGGAGGGGGCCTTCGTGATGCCCACAGGGAATCGGAGGCTGCCGCCATAGGCCCATTGTCTTCCAGCCCGTGGGCGTTCTGGCTGGTGACAAGTGTGAGCCCTGGGCCCCCGAAGGGGTCCAGGGTCACCGCCGGGCGTGGCGCTCGGTGTGTCGTCTGGCGGGTGACATATTCTCACCTTGACACATTCGGGCCGTAGTTGGAACCCCACCATCCGTGATTCTGCCCTCTGATGACAATTTCAGCCACGATCACTGTCTCCAGACCCGTCCGCATCCCTAGGGGGTGAGGAGGGTTTGTGGTGGGCCCTCTGCGCGGCTCCGTTCTCCGGCCGCCGACACTCAGCCCCCGGGTTCCCCCTTCCCGGGGGCTGAGTGCTGTCTGGGGTGGTGCTGGCCCCCTCAAGGGATGACGGAGGCCCCGTCCCTGATCGAGGAGGCACCATGCCTGTCCAGCAGCTCCAGGTTTCCAACCCGTCGAAGAGCGTCACGGTCGTGACCCCGGACCCCGACAAGCCGAAGTCGTACCTGCGCTTCGAGCCCAAGGGTGACGAGGCGGGCGGCGACATCCAGTTCGTCAGCCGCGACACCGCGCTGCTGGCACCGTTCGTGCGCGCTGTGCGCAACGGAACGCTGGTCATCGACGACGACATCGCTGCGGACCCGGAGCTGCTGCGCGTACTCGGCACCGTCAAGGAGCACCAGCCGGAGGACCAGAAGCCGCTCACCGCGATCCGCGTGGTCAGCGAGTGGGACGAGTCCGACGAGTCCTACAAGGCCGTCGACAAGCCCCTCCGTGTCGTCATCGAACCCCTCTTCAAGGCGTGAGTCCCATGAGCATGAGAGATCACGAGCGGGCGCTGCTGGTCACCGGCACGTTCGACACATCCGGCGTCGGCGGCAGCCCGTACGCGAACCTCGACCAGGTCGCCGTGGCCTTCGGCGCGGAGGTCCACGAGGGGGACGACATCCCCCAGGAGGCGCCTGTCAAGGCATCTCCTGAGCCGGAGCAGAGGGAGGCCGAAAACGGCCCCTCTGAGCCGGTGGAGGAAGCCCCCGCCGTCGTGGAGGAATCTCCCACCGTCGTGGAGGAAGCCTCGGCCGTCGTGGAGAAGCCCGCAGCCCGCGTCAAGCGCGCCCCGGTCAAGAAGGCGCAGGCGCCCGCGCCTGCTGACAAGTAAGGAGAAGGGCTGCGATGGCCGCGACTGACCAGACCGGTACCTACCAGACCGACGGCTCGATCGGCACCAAGGGTCAGCCCGGCGCTGCTCCCAGCCCGGTCTCGCAGCCCCAGACCGACGGCGCTGGCGCCGTGGACGCTCGCGGCTGGGCACCCACCGCGACCGGCATCTCCGGCACCAGGGACACCCTGTCCGGGACCGTCATCGACAAGCAGCAGCCCTACAAGGCGCCGTCGGCGCCCCCGGCGGCTGCCATCAAGGACACCACGCTGACGGACTCGCCCGTCGGCAACGGGCTCACCACGGTCGTCAACCCGGCGCTGTGGCTGTCCGGCACCACGGACACGGCA